GACGTCGGTAGAAACCTAGGCTTACTAAGCAGTATTGCTAATTTGTTGCCAGGTTATCAAGGCAGCAGTACACAATTACAAAGCGATTACGGTATACCGCCAGATCCTAAAGCATTAGGTTTAGGTGCAGGTCTTGGGTTCTTTGGTAACTTTAACAACCCAGTAGAGTATGATCCTAGACAGTATCCTATATATGGTGATGTTCCTGTAGAAGAGCCAACACAACAACCACAAACTGGTTTTCTTGGTGCCCCTATGCAATCTACTCCAAACCCTTTTGGACCTTCATCGTATTCTAATCCGTTTGGTGGAGGTAATGGTCCATAATGTCTATTTTGCAAAGACGTATGTTTAGTAATGGTGGTGAAGCTACGATTATAGAATCACGTAGGACAGATATAGGCACAGGCAGAAATCCTGTAGTTGGAACAGTTAATATTGAAAAAGAAGGTGAAATATTTTACCAAAGAGTTAGAAAATCAGATGGCAGTCTACAATCTGAAAAAATAATAGATGTCGAACTTTCACCAACAAGAAACCCAGCAGAAGCTGCAAACATACAAAATAGAAACCAAGCAATTTCAACTACCGCAGATTTTGTAACAGCTGCACCTGCATTAGTAGGTGGGTTAGGTGCGCTAGGATTTTACGGAGCAAAACAGCTTGCAAAGAAAGGCCTTGGTAAAAAGATTTCAGATTATTTTTTTACAAGAAATCCATCTGTTCAAAAAGGAAAGTATGGAGGCGAAAGATTGTTTGCAGGTACAGGTTCTATAAGTGGTTTGACTGGCCCAGGAATTATTGGTGGTGCAACTCTTGGTGGCGCTCTATTAGGGGGTGCTTTAAGATCAGGAATACAAGATCCAGTAGATTTACAAGAAGAAATAGAAAATTTAAATAAAACCAAAGGTAAAGGGCGTCCGATGGGAGAAACATTCGGTAAAAAGAAAGAAGAACCAAAAGGGCCGCCAGTAATAGGATTCGAAGATCAACCACTTATTTCTAAAGTTATAAGTAGTCCTGACTTTAACAGATTTCTGTCGAATCTTTCTTCATCACTTACCGCTACTGGTTCTATAGCTCAAGGTGGTGCTAAGGGTGCAAGTGACAGTTTTGAAGAAAAACTTACATCAGTTGATGAAGTAGTAGGTTTAAAAACTTCTGATGCAGAAAGAAATAGAAACGTCAACGAATTATTATCTAATCAATTAGACTCTTTCAATAGAACTGAAATAAATATTTCTAAAATAGATTATGTGTTAAGCATACTAGATGATGATGCAACTGGTTTCAGAGGTTTATTAGGCCAGGCTTTTGACTCAGTAAATGCTTTTTTTGGTGGTGATATTGATAAAGAGTTCGCAGAACTAAGTGCAAGAGAAAGGGCTGATAAATTATTGCTTGCTCTCCGACAACAAGATATTAGAGCAATATTAGGAGAATCAGGTAGAACAATTTCAAACTTAGATAGAGAAATTGTTGCAGATATTTTTGGAGACATAACAATGTTTACGCCTGCTCCATCGATTAGAAGAAAATTAAATGACATAAGAGATCAGTATGCTGACAGATTAGCAAATAATAGAAACGAAATAACTGCAAGTGTTGGTTATTTCAAGGATGCAAAAATGCCTAGCGATGTTGTACAAAAAAATGTTGATAACATTCTTAGAATAAGCAACATGAAAAATTTTAGAAACTATATGCCACCAAAGTATGATCCTGATAAAGACAGGAATATGATACAACAATCACCAGGTTCCATTACAGATGTAGAGTATGTGGAGGGCACCTAATGCCCCAATTCAGAGTTACCTTAGCAAACGGTACTAAGGTAATAAAAGAAGCCAATTCGCCTGAAGAAGCCAGAGCGATGGTGACAGAAGACATTAGACAGGTTAACTATTTCAACAATAAAAACAAAGAAGTCACAAAATATTTAGACAATTATCTTTTTGATTATGACAAAGGTGTTCCAAACACTAAAGGCCTTAGATCAGAATTAGCGCAAGCAGAAACCCTTGAAGAACGTGAAAACGTAGCTACAAGTATTGTTGGTTCACGAGGCTATACATATAACAGTAAAGGTGAAATGGCTTTGACACACGAAGGTTTAAGACGTTTAGGTTTACCAGTTCAATACATAAAACAACCAGATGGTACTAGACTACCAATTAATACAATAATTGATTCAAGACGTTTAGAGGGTGCAGATTTTGCTGACTTTGCAGGAATAACTGGACCGATTATTGGTTCACTTATAGCGATGGCACCACCTTTCAAGGCTTTTGGTGCGGCAAAAAAACTTACAAGGTTTTTGGGTGATAGGGGGTCAACTCGTGCCGCTAATGTTTTAACAGCTGCTGCTGGTTCTGCTGCGGGTAAAGGTGTAGAAGAAGGCGTAGATTATTTACAAGGTTATCAAAAACAAAGTTTATACGAAGTGGGTAAAGAACTTACTGGTGAAGCTTTGCTTGGTGCAGCAGGACAAGGTATAGGTGAAGGTATTGGTATTTTATTTGCCAACACCTTAGGTAAGTCCGCACCTAAAGCAACCAATAGACTACAAAGAGAAGCAGCAGCTGGTCGTGATTTACAAGACTTACAAAAGTTAGATGCAAGTTTAGGTAAACCAGCAACACTTAAAGAAATAGAAGCCGCTGTTAAAAAATACGATTATGATAAAGGCGGCTATCAACCTGGTGCTATAAGGTTAAACCCTGTAGCTTATGTTGTCAGTCAAGCTGGGCTTGGTAGATCTTTGCCTGGCAGGTTCCAACAAATTATGGAATCTATTCTTGGCAACACCAGAACCAGAGGTAATATAGAAAATATAAACATGCAGGTCAGCAGGCTTGTTGGTGATCTCAACAAACAAAAAAATGTAGCCTCAGATTATTACAAAGCAAAATTGCAGGGCGGTATACAGGGTGAAACTAAAATAGGTATTGACCGTTCTATACAAAACAAAAGAGCTGAATTAGAGAATCTAGTGAATAGCAACAATACTCTATTAGAACAAGCCGTTAAAGATATGACTGAAGACATTACAGGAGTTGGTTTATATGCTGAATCTTTAGGTCAAAGAGAATTTGGTACATTATTAATTGAAAATATGGATCGTGCACGTCGTGCTATAGACGACACATTTGGTAAACAATATAGAGCTTTAGATGAAGCTTTTAAAGAAGCGGTATCACAAACACCTACAGGCCAAGCAAGCGCAGTACAAAAAAAGATTGCAACAATATTAAATACACGACTTAAAAACATTAAAGCTGAGTTAGATAAATACGATCCAAAAATTGTCAAAGTAGAACAGCCTGGTGATTTACCTGAAGCAGCACTTGATAAATTTAAATTGTCAGTAAAAGAACTACAAGGGATGGTAGACAATCCAGAAAGCTTAGATATGGTTAGAATTATTGACGCAGTTAAAGATTTAAGAAAATATAAATATTCAAATCTAAATAGAGGACAAATAAATAAAATGTATGAAAAAATGGCTAGTGAATTAGGTTTTGATCAAACGATCTTAAAAGATGGAGCTTTGATACGTTTAAGTGATGATCCCATTTTTGGTGTAGGTAGAGATGGTGGTTTTATGGATGACCTAGCTAATGTAAATAAATATGGTGTTACTTATGATGCCAAAATGAAACAAATACCAGCTTTAGGCACAAGGGCCTCAAAAAAGATTGCAGAATATGCAGAAGAGTTTGGCAAAATTAACAATAAATACGCTGAAGCTAATGCATCTTTTGATAAATTTAATATTAAAAGGATAGCTGAACAAGCCAAGGTTGGCTCAAATGATGCTGATGAAATATATAAACAAGTTTTTATAGGCGGAGACTTTTCAGATTTACGTGACGTATTTAAAAATTTAAAACAATATGACAATTACACCTCTGGTATAGGTAAAGCAACTAATGTAGAACAAGATGTCAGAACTATCATGCAACAACAATTTTTTAGAGATGCTTTAGCTGATGCGCTCGATACGACAACTAATACCGTTGATTTTGTAAGATTCGGTAGATTCATGAAAGATTTCCAAAGAAAAGATGCACGTAAACTAGAAGAATTGTTTAATACTCCTGGTGTTGCACAACAGATACAAAATCTTTCCGACGATTTAATAAAACTAAAACCAAATATAAAGTCTGGTGATGTTTTTGATTTGCTATCTGATATAAGTGTTAATAGGCAAGGATACGCAAATGTTGGCAGAGCAGGAGTTGAGTTTATGGAAGCACTTAAAGGTAAAGCTAGTGCACAACTTGATAATGAACTGTTCGAGGCTAATAAGTTTATATCAGAACGACTGCCAAACGCTACAGCAGAAGAGGTTGTCAGTAAAATATTTACACCACGAGGAGCCGATAATATCGCTAAGGTTAAAGATTTAATAGAGCCTGAAGCTTTTTTAGAAATACAAAATGCTGGTATGGATAAACTTCTCAGGACTACAATTAAACCTGGCACAAAAGGCGAAGTGACCGATATTTTTAAACCTCAAGCTTTAGCTAGCGCTTTAGATTCATATGGTGATGAAACCTTAGAAGCTATGTTCGGTAAAGAAACTAAAGACAGTTTAAGGTATTTAGCTAACTCTATAGATGTTCTTACTAAAGGTGAGGCTGGTAGAGGCGCTGCGGCTGGTGGTCTTATAGCTGCTTCTCTTGCTGTAGGGTTTTTAAATGTAGCGGCTATACCTTTAGCTGCTGGTATAATTATTATGAGAGGCGCATTATCAAATCCTAAATTAGTGAGAATGATGGCATCTACAGATAAAAACTCTGTTCAACTTGTTTTTGATTATTTTGACAGAGCCGTCAAACAATACCTAACGAGAGAAGTTGCGAGTGGTGTCGAAAAATTAGATGAAACAGTTAGGCGTGAAGTTGGTGACTTAGCCAATACCCAAGAAGCACAACAGTTTAGAGATATGGGAACAAGAGCTGTCCAAAGTGTTGATATACCTTTACCAGATCTATCTAGCTATAATAGGCCTGCATCTAATCCAGGATCAGTAATTGAAAGAGAACAACGCTTAGGTTTCGATCCTATTTAAACAGTATAAATCTCAACAGGTTTAGCTATACCCTTCATTTCAATCGGTTTTAACTTTCTTAATTTATGGCTTGCAGCTTGAGCTGTATTCTTGCCGATTACTATATCTTCACCTACGGCCTTACAACTGCTTTCACATCTAGCACCCAAGTTGACATCTGAACCTATAGCCGTATAGTCAAAGCGTGAATCTGACCCCATATTACCTACAACAGCTGGCCCTGAATTTAAACCTATACCAATTGCAATACCTAACTCTGCTGCTTTTATTTCGTCTCTTATCTGAACAGCTGTTTGTATAGCTGCGTCTTCATGATTATTTTGATCTAAAGGTGCGTTAAAGATCGCCATCATCGCATCTCCAATATATTTATCAACCATACCTCCGTTACGTTGAACTGCATTAGCTTGGATAGTCAAAGCTTTGTTCATGATCTCAGTAACTTCTTGTGGATCTAGTTTTTCAGACATGCTTGTAAATCCTCTGACATCTGTAAATAAATATGTACAGTATCTTTTTTCTCCACCTAACTTTAGTAGTTCAGGATTGTCTTGTAGTCTTTTTACTTGAGCAGGATCTAAGTAGTGCTCAAACTGTTTTTTAATTTGTTGTCGTAATTTATATTGTTTTTCAAAGTTTAAATAGAAAGATACGGCCCCAGTAATAAATCCAGCAACCAAACTATAGGAAAAATCCAGTAAAATACCGCTTCTGATGATGTAGGCTCCTGAGAAGCCGACAGAAGAAAATAGTAATAAAAAGCTTATCAAACCACCTGTAACTCCTAAAGATTGCGTTAGAAGCCAAATAAAAAAGCAAAAAAATCCTAAAATTAAGATTTCTACCGCTAAATGCCAATCTGGGATATAAGGTGAGTTTGGCAACAAAATTGACTCAGATAATGCTGCTTGAATTTCATGAGGAGCTAACAAACCTGACGGAGTAGAAACAACTGGCATTATGCCTTTACCTGTCGTCCCAATAAAAACAAATTTATTAGCTACATCCATATCAGTCAAAGAGGTTGTTGGTGTATCTACCCAACTTATCCACTTTCGTCCTAAACTGTCCACAGGTACAGGTGGAATTCCTTTGACTCTTATTTCTTCTAAACCGTATTGATTAGTTTTGATTATGTAAGTATCTGAGCCAGTTAGACTTTTATATACTTGTGTACCGAAACTTGGCACCCAACCGTCAGGTATCCTATACATGAGTGGTACTCTTCTAACCAAACCATCTACATCTATTGGTGCACTAACAATACCTTCTAGTGTTGCTTCTGACATGCCTGGTATGTTTGGTAGGTGTCCTTCAAGCAGTATACCTGGAGCGTCTGCTCCTAAAACAACGGTTCCTTCTGGTGATGGATATATTTGGTTGTCAAATGAGAAGGTGGCAACAATCGTGGGATATGAACTTAACTTTTCTAATAGGTATTTGTCACCACCTATCTCAAACCTGTCTTTATCTATAAATGATAACACCCAACCAACTCCTATGGCACCATTAGCGAATATTTCTTCTGTTATCTCAGCAATTCTAGATCTTGGTAAGGGCCAACCACCTTCCCTACTTATATCTAATTCATCAATATTAATTATAGTAAAGTATTCAGATGGGTTATGTTTCTGAACTAAAACATCAAATGTTTTAAGCTTTAATATTTCAGTTGGAACAGATTGTGTTATTAAAGGTATTAATAATATTGTAAGCAATACAAAAAATAACTTTAACCTCATCCTGACCCCTGTATTATTGTTATGTTAGAAGTTGAGCCACCATTTATTTTTACTGTCCTCGAAACACCGTCTTGTATAAATATTACGGTATATGATTGATCTGAGTTTAAAGTTAACTCTGCATTTTGAGTAACTTTACGCATTAATCTTAGTGCGTCACCATCTACTATAGTAGTGATGTTCGTTTCAAGATCTTGCCCTATTGTAGTTCCTTGTATATCAACACCAGAAACTTGTCCTAATAATTCTGTTTCTTCTTCTTCGTCTAACAAATCTAAAATATCCAAAAGGTCCTCTAAAAAATTTACATTCAAATAATCTATATCTAATTCTGTAAAATCAAAATCTGGATCTTCCTCTAATAGATCTTCTTCCAAGAAATCTACATCTAAATCGTTAAACTCTAAAAAATCTGCAGCTTTTATGACGCTTTCTTCTTCTAGACTAAGCTCTTCTTTTGGTGGTGATATTATGAGCATGTTATCTATAAAGTTTAAATCTATTGCTAATTTTACTGGTTTAGTAGGTGTGCTTTCATAAACACTTGTAGTAGTAGCTTGATACGGTTTATTCAAAACTACTTGGCCCATAGCAGTAGATACCACTATCTCACCACTAGCATCTCCAAATTCATTAGGTAAGAGAATAATCAAAGACCTGCCTGTCTCATCTACGGTTACTGTAAAATCTGTTCCCCTGACGCCTATATCAGCTGTAGGAGTTTTAAGTGATATTCTATTTTTATTAAGATTACCTGATACAAATCTGATGGTGCCGCTAGCAAATTGCAAAGCCATTTTGCTGTTGTTTGGATTTGGATCATAAATATACTCATCAATAATTAACGAAGAATGCTCAGTAAGCCTTACGGTTGAGTTATCTAAGAAGGTTATACCTATACGACCTGCTCTAGTCTGCACGTCATCATATGAATTTATGTTGAAATCTAAGACAGCTGGATAAGGCTCGCCTCTTAGGACCTGCCCATAACCTTTAAGTTCTGTAATGTCTCCTATTGGTTCAGCATGTAGTTGTGCTAGAACCGTCATTTTGAACAATACAGAATACACTATTCGAACCATTAGATGTAATTTTAAGGTAATCACGAGCAAGAGTCGAAGCTTGTGTAATTGTAAATGTATTGCTTGAGCCGTCTAAGTCTAAATAAAAGTAGGCTGAATCGCTTGAGGTTGTGCCAGCATAACCACTACCAGTAAAAGTAAGAGTGTTGCTATCACCAAAGACATCAATATTGTTAACTGCATTTTCATAATCTATATCAAAACTAAAATCATTATTATCACCGTCGATAATCCAGTCTAGATCCAAGTAATCAGCGTTAGAGGTTTCGGCTACTTCTACATCAAATGTATTGCTACCACCTGTTACTTGAATATTGAAATCTGCATAGTCAGCTGTATAAGCACCACTACTGTTTACTAAAATGTCCATTTCATTGCTGTCACCTTGAAAGTCAAATAATCCAGTAACGTAATCTGAGTCGAATGCATCAGATTTGAATAGGTTGCTACTACCAATTTGATTGATAGTAAGAGTCATGTTTGTACCGTCAAGATCTAAAGCGGTTACGGTTCCTGCAACAGAACTTGTGCCGCCAATAAGGTTAGTACTACCTAGTTGTTCTAGTTTAATTAATGCGTTTGAACCTGTTTGGTCAATAAAAATTTCGTTATCTGAAAATAGAGACAACGAAAGAAAAAATAATAAAATTCTCATTTGCTCTCCATATAACGCCAATAATCTTTACTCTCACCTTGGCGTATAATATCAACGATACCAGTTTCTATGGCTGCTTGCAACGCTATTGATTTACTTTCGTTCATAGCATTACCTGTTTCAAACTCTACCAACTTGGTCCCTTCGGCTATATATCTAAAAAAATCATTAGATAAACCAACCGAAAGAATAGTTTTTGTTATTAAATTTTCTAGTAATATTTCACCAGTAGATACTGAAACAACACGCATAGATACGACCACAGTATCTTCACGATATTGTTTACTATTGCCTATACCCAGGTATCTTGCACCTACACCCCCTGTCAGTAAGTTAGAGTTATAATCAGCTACAACACCAGTAATTATAATCCCTGCAAAAAGCAACGGCATTTGTTGATCATCTTCATCAAACTTTTCTCTAGTGGATCTTATTATTTGTCTTTCTTTTGTGATTGCATCAATCCCCACCCTTTCAACTACTCTGAAAAATCTAGATTGTTTGAGGGCCCTTATTACATATGCTTCAGGTGCTTGTGATAAAGCAGAGCTGAAACTAGCATAGCCATCGATAGATTTACGTTGACCTGTCGCATCTGGGAAGCTATATACTGCTACTATAGGTCTTTGAGAAGGTAGTGGTAGACTCTTAATTGCATCAGTAATAGGTTCGTTAATGAAAGCTTCTTTGGAAAAACATTGAGCCTTGCCAATAATTGTAACTACATCTTTGTAATCTTCGTCAGGATTAGTAACACAGGGTGAAATATATTCTAGATGTGTTGCACAACTAGAAACCAAAGTCGCCAATAGGGATAGTGATAGTAGTTGTTTCGCCAGTTGTTTCATTAAATATAGTCATTGTAATATTTATACCGTCTGTCGTCCAAGTTATGAGATTATCGAACAAGGTGAAAGAACCTTCTTCAGCTGGATTTTCTCCAAATAATTGATCAACTAATTGCCTGGATAGTTGTGCATAAACTCTAGATTCAAAGTTTCTTAGGAACCTAGCAAGAGTTGTGTTGTCAGCATCTCTTTCAAGCTCATCTTGCAAGGCTTTGATTTCAGCTTCTAAAGCCTCTTTTCTTGTAAACTCTTGTTGATCTATTGTTAAATAATGTGCAGAGGTTCCCTCTCCACTAAATGATGGTGATTTAAATTTAAATTTTATTTCATCAGCGAGGATAGGAAGCGCTAAGATGGGGATCAAATATATTGCACAACCCATCCTCTTGTATTTGTCTCTGTAGTAATCGTCAATCTTTTCTTTGGTCATCTCTATCTGCCTTAGCTATTTTGTTACTATCTATTAGTTGCGGTACACCTAACATGGTTTTTATCATAGTGTCTTGTCTAATGATCTCATTATCTAAACTTCTTATTCTATCTATTAAGGCTACTAAAATACCGTGTTGTGAGTCAAGTTTAGTGCCAAGCCTTTGTTCCATGGCACTTATTTGTTCTGCGACCTTTTCATCTACAACATCTAGTTTATTTTCCATACCATCTACTATTCTCATAATAAGTTTGTAGATGAACCAACCCAGTCCTGCTGCAGCTGCAATAGGAAAGCCTACTTGTTGAATTATAGTTACTATTTCTTGCATAAGAAAAAAGTAGCCTGCTGTTCCCCTGGTTTTGTATGGAAACCGATGAGCTTTACGCTAGTCAACAGGCTACTTGTCATTATCTTTGTTTGAAGCACCAAAGTAAAAAGATATTACGGCTGAAGCTAAACCACCCAAATAACCTAACACTAGGTTTATTAAAGCTTCAGAGTTTTGTTCTGGCGGTTGTATGGTTACTAAAAAGATATAACCCATAAAGCCACCAATAACTAACAAGCCTAAAAGTTTGGAAGTCCAATCCTTAGAAAAAGTCTTTCTGGCATCTTGTGTGTCTTGGGTTTCTAATTTGAACACATCAACCTCAAGCTCTTTCATTTGTTTTTCAAAAGATAATTCAGCTTTTTTAATTTCAGCTAATTGTTCTGGTGTTGCTTGATTTACTGCTTTTTCTACAGCAGATTTATTATTAGGCACACCTAATTTATCAGCTAACATACTCATAGCTGCATTACCCATTGGCCCACCTAATGCTGTTCCAATTGTAGGTGCTACTGCCCCTACTAATACTTTTAATTTATCTAACATAATCCTATTTCGCTCCTATCCATTCCTAATGGTTGGTCTGATAAACATTTTATCATATCTTTTGGAATGTGAGCATATGGCTCATTGTCGTCTTCATAAGTAGGGTTTGGCGATACATTCATTCTTATGTCATATGTATGATCAGGATCCCATTCATGATAATAAACACCGTCAGTCATTGCAAAAACAGCTATAAAAGGTACACCAGTAGCTAGAGCATAAGTAGAACCTTTTATAAGTTTTGTTGAAGAAAGAATGAGAGTATCGTATTTATCTATACTGAAACTTCTACATTTAACTTCACACCAAAAACAAGTCTCTTTAGATTCAATCCAATAGTCTAACCCATATGAGACAGGGAGCTTATGGCAGGCTACACCCCACTTCCCTTCCAGAAATCCTGCCACACGCTCTTCTCTTTTTTGATCATCCGTTGTTTCTAAACTAGGTTTTTTCATAATTAATCCTCATAATAAGTTGGGTCTACAGCCACAAACCTTTTAGTTGGTCTGCCTTTGCCACCGATCTTCACCTCTATTTCTTGTATTTCTCCTGCATTTCGAAGCCTCTCAATAATCTCTTTAACTTCATATGATTTCATTGATCTAAACAATTCATGCCTATCTACTTCACGTTTACTTATACCCTCACCACCCCTTGACCTTATGTAAGAAAGCACAGATTTTATTTTTGCTTCTGTTGCTGAAGATGACACCTTATCTCTACAGGTTTCAATAAACAACAAGTCGTAATATCTCACATAATCTATTGCCCATTTTGTGAACTCACCTTTAATTTTTTTTGCTCCGACATCACTAGATAAAGCACATATTAGAGACAAGCGCATTGCTTTTTCTCTGGACCTAGACAACAAAGGTTCTAAATTATCTTTTTCTAAAACGTTTTGTCTCTTTACTAATTCTTCTGCAAATTCATTGAGTAACTGTCTGCTGTCTTCATCAAAATCTATTACGGTTTGATTTACATTGACTTCAGAGTTTTGTTCTGCAATATCTCCAAAGTCTGTCTTTGGTCTTCTTATAGCATTGACCCAATCTAATAATAATTGTGGAGGTTTTTTATATTTTTTTAGTGAGCTTACTTTTCTTGGTTCTTTTGATTCAACGATTAAAAACCTATTTAAAAAACCATCAGCAACACGACCAGAATTTAGAGCACCATAGAAATTTTTTGGTACAGAAAGTCCCACTAATGTAATTGCAGGTTTATAACAAATACGGTTCATTGATTGTTCTACATATTGTTCTGGTGTATTCATCAAAGAATAGTTATCGGGTCTAAGAGTACCGTGGCATCTGCCCCAAGCCTCCATAAGAGTTTGTATACCGTCTTCTCTGTTTGTGTTTTGTTGTGCGGCTATATTTTCAAGTCTTTTACCAAATTCGTCCATAACAGTAATTTGTGTAGGCCTATATTTAAGAATTGAATGTACTGCTCCAGATGAAGTATAGCCATCACCAACCACTAGTCGTGCATGTTTAGTTTTATTTAAAACTGATTCAACAAAGGTTTTAATGTTTTCTTTACCTTGCCCTGATTTAGCTATACCTACAAAATATAAACTACTAAAGTTGTTCATGTCTGTTCTATACATTCTCCCGCAAGCAACACTAGCTAACGATAAAGCACCCACTAACGATAGTTCTGGTTGGCTAATTTGTGCAATTTCTTCAGCAAAATTGAACATATCTTTCAAAACTCCTGGAGGATTAAAAAGATCTTTAGGCGGTATTATGTCTTCTTTTGTTTGTACAAAGAGTGGTGCTTGTTGATTCTTTCTGTCGTGTGTCCTTTTTACGTTGTCTACAACTGATATTATTTCATGTCTTGGTAGGGGAGGGGTGTTCTGTACATTCCAACTCTCCATAAAAAATTTAGCAAAATCTAAGTTCAAATTTTTACTTATCAAATAGCCAGCCAATCTAGCTGCTTGATCATTTCTAGAACCTTCGTTTACACCATCTAATGAAAATGGCGCAACATTGCTTTGCCCATTTGATTTTTTGTTACCTGTAATTTGTATCCATTCTTTTTCTGTAAAGTCTGGTAGATCTTCAAAACCCCATAGATCCCAATTGTTGTTTACTATTGGCTCATATACTTGACCATTTGCATGTAAGTTGTAAGGAGCAATTATTAAACCACCTTCACCCCTTATATCTATATGTCTTTCTATAGGTGTGTCGTTTAATCTTTTGGTAGCAAAAGTTGTATAGTTTTGTGGGTTGTTGTAATAGTAGTGCATGCCTTTACCAGTACGAACTTTGTATGGAGAAGGAGGTATGTTTTCCTCAACCCAACCCATAGCTTCAGGCGTATCCGCATCGACAACAATAAATTGACCACAGACAAGGGCTACAGTCATATCATCTCTGTTCTTAAACCAAGTTTCTACCTCTTCTCTTTTTGGTCTAGTTTCTTTAAAGTGGGCCCACCCTTTAAAAAAGCCTGGTGGTTTTTTTGTTTTTCTTAATAAAGGAACAACATCTAATCCTTCATCATAGTATGCCATAGCTAAATCATAGACAGATTCATCGCCGTTGAAGTTTATTGTGAACACTATTTTATTTCATTTGGACAACCATAAATTGATTCGTAATCTAATTTTCCGTTGGTTGCTGCTATTATCTTTTTTGCTTGCTCGATACTTGGTCTTCTATAACCCCAACGCCAAGATTTTATTGAAGATAGTGATACTCCAAAAAGATCAGCCGCTGTTTCCATACCTATGTGTTTGATCATTTCTTTCAAAGAATATGGTTTTACTTCTTTATCTGCATAAAGTGGTTCATACCCTTTGTTTTTAAGGTCCTTAACACGCCTGTTGTTAATTTTTTCTATCCTATGACAGTAA